AGGCCGTGGATTGCTTTAAGGTCTTGAGCAAGTTCTAATGAGTATTCCGCTTTAAGTGCTCTTGATTTCGCTGTCACTGTAGCTTTCTCAATTGAGAATGCCATTTCAGCAAAATGGTTTCCAGCACCATCACCTAGTGATTCTGCTGAAGCTGTTGACATACCGCCTGAAGTTTGTGACGCATATGAACCATTGAATGGGTCACCTGAGTGGTCACTTCCTACTGATGTTGATGTTGTTTGAGCAGATGCTGAGTAATCAGTTCTAGCTTCGTTGTGTAAAGCTTCTGATGTATTCAATCTGTCTGCGTCTACGTCATCATTATATCTTGCTTTCATAGCAAAGATAAGACCAGTTGGGCCTGTCATTGGTTGAACACCGCAAATGTCGTATGCAACGAGATTTGGCATAGCACGTCTTACTAATGAAATCAATATCGGATCCCAGTTAGAAATACCTGTGCCAGTGGAATTTAAAGGTGCTGCTTCTGCAAGAGTAGCTCTATCTTCGTTAAGAGCTTTTTCTTGGTTTTCAAGGATAACAGCTGTGACTGCACGTTTGTAGTTGTCTTCGATTTTTGGTAAATCGGAGTGCTCTAGAATCGGCTCCCACTTCTCCTGTAAGTTTTCTGATAAAAACATTTTTTATTCCTTTAAATTTAACCTAATGGTTTTAGTTTACTTAATGCCTCTGAGTATTGAGCAATTTGAGGGTCAAGAACAGGTTCTTTCTCTTCTGAGATTTCTCCAGTTCCTTCTTCTACTATTGTATCCTCAGAGATGGTTTCACCTTCTGCTGGGAAGTAAGCTTCTTTGATTTCGTTAACTTTATCACTAAAGTCTTCGATATCTTTAAAGTCTACACCATTAGCAAGTGATTCCATTTTCTCTTTTTGTGATTCAGTTAAGTCTTCGCAGGCTTCTCTAATCACATTACCTCTTTTGAGAGAGTCGTTCTCCTCAACAATTTCCATGTTTTTAGACACTTCACTGTCAAGTTTCTCTTCCATCTCATCGAGTCTATTTGCGAGTTCGTCAATAACATTATACTTATCTTCAGGGACATCAACATAGTGTTCTACGAACAATGTTTTTAATCCTTCGATAAAGTTTTCAGTCATTTCTGACCTCAAACCTCTCTCAATTGCGAGTTCGTTTTCTTTCGTCCACTCTTCTGCACAATATGTTAGATATTTGTCTACAGCTTCCGCAAGGTCACCTTTAACTTTATCTACTGAGGTTTTTAATTCTTCTGAATACTGAGTCTCAAGTTCTTCTTTGATTTCAGCAACTTTTGAAGTCACTGCAGCTTTGAAGATTGTTTTTGCTTTTTCTTGATTCTCTTCTGATAGTTCTAGTGCTTCTGAGATTGCAGATAGGTCGTCTTCTACTTCTATCTCCACTAATGAAGATTCAAGTTCAGCAGATTTTGATTCTTCGATGTCGTTATCGTCATCGTCATCATCATCGTCATCATCTTCTTCGTCTTCATACTTCTCACGAATCTTTGCAACTTCTTCAGCGTCAAGTTTCTTGAGTGTTTCAACAATTTTTCTAGCGACTTCTGCTTTTGTTAAACTTTCGTCAACTTCTTCTTCTTCTGATACTTCACCAAAAGTTTTTTGAAGTTCCTCTTTAGTCATTTCCTTCATGTTGTTGACGATAGCTTTGATGTTCTCCATTTTAGATGTTTCTGCAACATCTTTCTTAGATTCTTCTTCACCCTCGGAAACTTTCTTAATTTTTTCCATTTTTTCGGGTTTGTCTGCACCTTTCTTCTGAGCGTCACCTTCATTTGAAGGTGCTTTTTCAGCAGCTTTTACTGATGCAACAGCTTTGTCAACAGGATTTTCTTCAGGTTTGACGACATCACCTTTTCCGCTTTCGATTTTCTCAGCGTCAGATGACCCTTGTTTTACAGGCTTCTTGTCACCATCTTCAGCTTTAGCGTTAGGTTGTTGACCTTCCTCTATAGCTTCAACTGTTTCTTCAACAGTTTCTTGGTTTTTTTCTAACTCTGCCATGTTTTTCTCCTGTTTGAGTTTACTTTTTTATTTATATGTTAGAGGTTCTCAACAAACCTCTTCCATTGGTTTAATTTGACTTCTTCCAACTTAGAAGACTTAGCAGTCTTAATTTCAGTCTGCATTTCGTCTATTTGTCTTGCAGTTAATAGTCCGTTTTCATATACCCACTCTGTTCCTTCCATAATTCCGTTAACGAAAGCTTCAGGAGCAGACGGGTCTGCAACGATATCACCTGCTGTTGCAAGTTGAAAGTCATCTTTAACATATTGAGAACCACCTTTTTGTTCTAGTGAACCTAGACCTCTAGATGAAACTCCTAATTTAGCACCATCATCAATCAAATTTCTTACGATTTGACCATTGGGTGTGCTTAAAATTTTTGCACGTCCCACGTAATTATTTCCGTCTTCTTCTAACTTAGTAATTAAGTGTGACACTTTGTCAAGATTGATAGTCGGGCCGTCAGGGTGTCCTAACTCACCAAATGCTCTATCTTTCTCAACGAATTCTTTTACGTATCGTTTTACCTCCTTTTCCATTACTTCTTTAGGGTAAATACGACCATTTCTGTTCTTTATTTCAGACTGCATGAAGATACCTTCAATAAAGTATTCTTTTTGTCCTTTTTCGTTCTCCTCTACAATAATTGGAGAAACACTGTAGTCATTAAACTCTGATATTAATTTCATTGAAAATTTCCTCTATGTCTATATTCTCTTCTTCTGACATTTGTTTGATGACTTCTTTCATACCTTTCATTTCTTTCTCTGCAGATTTTAAATTCTTGTATGTTGCACCTCCGAAGTCTTGTCCATCTACGTATACATGAACCTTACCTCTGTATTCAGTGTAAGTGATATTAATCTTCTTACCACCAATCTTTACAACATCAGTTTTCAGGTCTTTATGACCACGTGGCAACTTAAATTTTGCCTCACGTAATTCGACCTGAATGTCTGCAAAGGATTTCATTACTCGGCTTCACCTGTTGGTTCTTCTTGAGTTTTATCCATCCAATCTACTTGCATTTCAACTCTTTTCATATCGATTGTTTCTGCAGCTTTCTGTTTGATTCCGTCAAAGACTTGGTCTTTTGCAGTATCTAACTTACCTGCTTCGATTGAGTTTACTATTTCTTTTGCTATTTCACTACTCATTTATTAAAATCCTCCGAAGTCATCTTCACTTCCTTCATCTGATTCAGACCCACCTTCATCGGTAATCTGTTTATCAATTAATTTAATGTCTTCTTCTGATTGTCTTAACACATATTTTCTTACCCATTCTTTTGAGTAATATTGTCCGACATAATCAGAAATATTTGAGAGAGTATCTAATCTCTCCCTCATGATTTCTGCATCTTTCAACTCTGTAAAGTGGTTGTCTGTTGCATAATCATATTGAATGAAGTCTTTGACTTTATCAAATTCTTCACCACTTACGATTTCCTTAAGAACTAATTGAGTCTTAAGAATATCTGTAAAAACTCTTCCAAACTTCTTCTGAAGTCTGTTTGTGAACTTATTAAACTTAAGTTCGTCTCTAGAAATCTCTGAAGCACGACCCATATTGAATCCATTATCTGCTTCCATTCTAGACGCAGGAACATTTAATGACTGATATAGTTTCTTCTTAAAGTATTCTATATCGTCTATATCTGCGAGGTTTTGTCCACCAGGCAGGGTAGTAATCTCTGTTCCTCTACCACCTTCTCTTCTAGGCAACCAAAAATCTTCCAACATACTCATATGTTTTCTATCGTCTTTGATTTCACCTGTATCTGCATTATAGACTAACTTGTTCTTGTATCGGTTCATAACGTCTGCAAGATACTGTTCTGCCTTTGCTTTTGGAAGGTTTCCTACGTCAATGTAGAAAATTCTTCTCTCGGGTGCTCTTGAAATCCTATAGATAACAAGTGCATCTTCCATCATTGATAACTGATTTGCAGTCTTCAATGCTTTATGCAGATATCCGATTACAACATTTTTAGTGTAATCTAATAAACCCGAAGTTGTGTATGTCACAGCTTCAGGTGCAATTTTGACTGTAGTCCCTTCTGTTGCAGTAGACTTGTCAAAACCTTTATCATTGAAAAGATAAAACTCTTCAATTTTCTTAATTCTGTCGACCTTTGTTTTAGGGTCTTTCTGTTTTTCTATGTTTCTGACCTTCTTAATCTTAATCGGGTCAACATTTCTTAGGTCTACAATACCTAATTTTGGTCGTGACGAATCAACGACCTTATGGAAGTAAATTCTTCCGTCTACATACCACTTTCTGAATAATTCATGAGAGTTCTGATTGAACTTCATTATAGATAAGATGTGATTAAACTCTTCTTGTATCTTAGTTTTGATACTGTCAGAGAGCTTTACATCTCTGAGGTCGAGTGATACTATCTTATCTGAAGTGTCAGAAGTGATACACTCATTAACTATATCTTCGATTGCCGAATCACACTCGGGAACCAAAGAGGTTTCGCGGTATCTTCGAATGAGTTCTGCCTCATTCTTGATACCACCTTCCATATCGACATACGACCCATAGGCTGCACCTGATATGAAACCACTTTGTTGTTCAATGACGGGGGTTCCGTCATCGTCAACGGGTGGCACAAAGGACTTTTGGTTCTTGTCCTCTGTTGCTCTTAATTCTTCCCTTTTACGGGATATTTCAAACCCAAATAATTCCATACTAATATTTATACTCCCTTTTTAGGGGGTATGTCACTTTGATTTAAAGGACTCTTTCCCAGTGAGAAAAAGTAAAGTCAACTGTAAATTCCTCTAGTGCATCAACTGTATCGTATGATAATTCGATTGCACCTATTGCTTTAGGGAACATGTTGAAAAACTCGTATCTCGCAAGGACTGAGTCATCTTTGTTAAGTTGTTCTACGAACGCTCTAGAAATAAGATAGTCTGTAGAGGTTGAACCTTCACCACTATCTAATGCTTGAATTTCTTCTTGCCATGCTTCTAGACCACTTCTAACTGAAAACTCAACATCGTTGATTACTGTAATCTGCCAATCTTCGAATGTTCTTTCTCCAGCAAGTTTAAGGTTATGTCCTCTGAAAGGAACAATAACTTCTCCTAAAGTTCCTGCTGGGATATTAGCAGCTTTGCACAAGAATTCAATTTTGTTTCCAGCTCTTGGAATGAAAACTTTAAATCTGTTGGCTCTTGGGCCTCCACCTATAAGTTGTGCTTTAAATTGGTCTATACTTGCCATTTAGTTCTCCTTAAACTGCACTGTAAATCTCTTCAAAGTCTACACCACTTCTGGCTGCGACAAAGTTGAGAGTTATAAAGTTAATACTTCTAGCAGGTTTCACAAAGATAGAACAAACGAATTCGTTTCTATCTATAACAGTATCAGTGTTGTTTGTTTCGTCACATAATACTGAGAAATCTACTAATCCACGTCTATTCTTAACATCTCTTAAGAAAGGTTCTACTGCAGCTCTAAATTGCGCTCTTGTGAATGCATCATTGAATTCAAAGAGTTGTGATTTAGCAGCAGTTGCGATTGCTTTTTCAAGAACAATGAATAACCTTCTGACATTGATTCTATCGAATGCTGAAGGTGATGATAAAGCTGTTTTATCACCGAATAATACTGTTCCTTGACCTGCGAATGTGCATACTGGGTTAATTCTTGCACGATATAAGTCATCTCTTGATGATTGTGAAGGATTAAATGCAAGTTTAGTAATACCTAAGTATTGACCTCTTGAGAAACCAGCTGGTGAGAACCATGGGTCTCTTAATAAGTCTGACCTTGCCATTATCCCTGATGTATGTCCGTTAGCAGGAACATAACAGTATTTGTCGTTGTATCTGTCGTATGAATATACCCAACCACTGTCTAACACTGCATATGAGGAAGAAGTGACTGAAGCAAAATCAGCAATAACATTTGAAGATTGTGTTGATTCACTTGAAACACCTACGACACTTGCACGTCTTGGTGAAGCAATAACCATACAATCTTTTCTGTTTTCTGCGATTTGAATGATATTATTTACGATAGAATTATGGTCTGCAAGAATATCTTGTGAATTTCCTGAACCATCATCTGTTCTTGTTGAACCTACGATTAAGAATGATACGTCTATTGTCTCTGCATCACCGAAATGGTCTGTATAAGCACCATGTTTCTGTCCAGCAGTTGGGATTCTTCCGTCAACACCACCACCTAGTGATACGTTGATTACTGCAGAAGGTCTTCCGAAAGCTGTTGTTGCAGATGTTAAATGTGTTCTTTCTTCGTTTGCACTAGTCAATAAGTCGGTTGAGTGACCTGACCAGTAAACGTATTCTGATTCTCTTGCAATTACATTTTTGTAGTAGTTAGATTGTCCTTGACTATCTTTACTATCTGAAGCAAGAGATACGAAACCATAAGTTTCTAAAATTGTGTTCTGAACTCCTGAGAACAGTCCGTCTTCGTCTGATATTACTACGTGAAGTTCATCATCTGAACCTCCAGCAGCTGTTGCTGTTCCTGACTTAGCAGGTGCTTTATCAAAAGAGTTATAAAACTCCCAATATCTATCTACGTTTGCACCTGAAGCTACAGTTGCAGTTAGACCTGTTCCAGCAGGTTGACCGATTGCTTCGACTACGATTGAAGTTCCATCGGGAATTGAAGTCACTCTATATTCTGTATTGTGACCTGCGAATTTAACGATATCTCTTACAAACATACCTGAAGAATCATTTACTGAGATAGTTGTTTGTCCAACTGATTCTTGTCCCGAAAGTGTAGTCACTGCATCGTTAAAATATGCATCTGATGACGCACATACTGAAACTTTTAGTGAATTACCTAATGAACCTGCGTATTTTGCAACCCAATTACCAACTGTTCCGTTCTGTGAACCATCTTGGTAAGTAGATACATACTCGTCATTATTCTTTAGTAATGCAGTTCCACTTGATGCGTTTGCATTGTTTAACCCAGTTGAGTTAATTCTTACGACTCTTAGTGAAGAACCATATTTAAGGAATGCTTCTGCTGAATAGAAGTCTTCTGCTCCAGCGTCAGTATTAGCTGGTTGATAGAAATTATCGACTAAACCCTTTGCATCTGAAACTGTTATAACTTCATCAACAGGGCCCCATTGGAATTGTCCAGCAAATGCACCTGTAGTAGATGAAACGGCTGGAACAACATTTGTCAGGTCTATCTCTTTTACCTGAACGCCTGGTGATACTTGAAATGCCATACTTTTACTCCTGTTGTATTAAAAGTTGTTTACTGTTTTATTTATAACTTTATAAAACTCAACAAACTATAATTTCAATGGAACGTCCATTGATTTGTGATACCATCTATCTCCCTCACTATCTACAAAGGATTCTTGTTGATTTCCTCCGTCAAAAACCCCTGGCGGTAGCAAGTCGTCTTCGATTAGTTTCTGTTGTTCTGAATACAACAAGTCTTTGACTGCTGTATCCGTTAAGTGAACAAAATATTCAGTTGTCACAAACCAACTGAACAACACTAAATTCATAACCATATCGTCATTATATCCTCTATCTGCTTCCCAACTATTACCTTTATGCACAAAAGTCATTAATTCTGTAATAGTATGTCGGTCATTCAGAACAAGTCTATTTTCTTCTAATAATTCTTTCAGTGTAGAACAACCGATACGTTTAATCTTTCGGGACATAGTCACTCCTATGTCCTCCGCTTTTAACTGTCCTTGGACAAAAACATTCGGATATTCGATATCGTAGTGCAACTGATTTGCAACTGTTCCACCTTCTGCATTATTTTCTATAATTACGACTGGTTCATTGTAATGTCTTACATATTTATTTATAATATCAGGAAAGAGGAGAGGACTTATCATATTGTCCCTATATGTGCATACTTGTTTAAATGGACTTGTTGTCACGTCTATAATCGTGAATGTAGAGTAGTCCATACCCCTTCCCTTTGATACGTCTACAGTGCAAACGTATCTATGTCCTTCTTTTGGTTTCTCATATAGAAACAGATTGTCTTTATTCCAATCGGGGTCTATTGCTCTCATACCAAGGAGTGTATTACTATTGACAAGTGTATTACCAGTTCCTAAGAATGAATTACCATACTCTTGTTCAAATTGTGCTTCTGAAGTGTTTGCAATGGTTTCTTTCTTCCATTCTTCGTCTCTGCCAGGCACGTCAAACCAGTTAATTAGAAATGATTTGTATTCTGATTGTTCATGAACTGCAGACTCATATATCTTATGGAACATATTACCCACACCATTTGCAGTAGAGGTAATAATAACCTTTGAGTCTTTACCTGAGGTCACCACGGGATATGTTGCAGTATAGAACGTTTCTGCATCGTCCACAAACGCAAACTCGTCAAGATACAATAAGTTGATTGACATACCACGAATCGAACTTGAAGAAGTTGCAGCTGCGACAACTTTACTATCATTACTAAATTCTATTGAACCTTTGTTTAGAATCTTAACACCAGGCTGTAGAAAGAATGGAACAGACTCTAACATGGTCACGATACGTGCAATCATTTCCCTTGCAATTGCACCTTTGTTAGCAAGAACTGCTACAGTGACTTCGGGTTTAAATAGTAGGAACCACAATAGATATGCACAAGAAGTGATTGATTTACCACTCTGTCTACTTGCAAGAACGACACTAAATCGGTTTTCGTCATAGTGATTGATTAGATTTTCTTGGTATCCACGAAGGGTAAAGGGAACCATACCTTCGTCTAGTGATATGATTTGTGTATAATTTTCAATGAAGTGTGTAGGATTTTCAGAACACTTCAAGTATTCTGCCATTTCTTTATCGGTGTATTTTGTTTCTACACCAGCTCTCTTGATTAGATTATTACCAAGATATCCGTCATTCTTAGAATCAGTCATCTTTTTTCTTTTCTTTCTTCAAAAACTTTTGTAGTTCTGAAGTAGAACCAACGTATAGGTGATTTTCAACTTTACCTATTCTTTGTTCGTCTTCCTTTTCTAAATCTTTTAATTTCTTTTGAACGTCTATGAGTTTTTCTGCAGTATCGGCTACAGTCTTAATAAGTTGTCCTGCGACTTCATATGCACGTGGGTGTTCGGTTTCTTTGGAAAGTTCTAATATACCTTCGATTGCATCTTGACCACGTTCTACGAGGTTATAGAGGTTCTCTCTTGCATATTTGTAGTCTGTATCGATATTCTCTATCCTTGACGGGACTTTGACTACCTTGGTTTCTTTTTTGATTTCAGTGTTGATATCTAATAAAGAATCTAACTTTTCATCTACTGTTTCTTTTGTCATAATTAACTGTCATCGGTTTCACTGAATGATTCTTTAGAACCATCGTCATAAAATGTCACTGTTTCTGCAACTACGAAAGTATCACTTGGTTCTACTGAACCTACAAATTTAAGTTTAGTGTTCTCTCCTAGTGTCACAGCAGAACTTAAATCTATTGATAATCTATCACTTGCAATAGAGGAAACTGTTGGATTTGGTGTTAAATTCGTTCCAAAGACCTCATCTCCTACACTTATCTTACTATTTATTGCAGTTGCAAAAGGAACTGTTGCAGTGCTAGTCACTGCAGTAGAACTAGTTTCTGCAAAGGCAGGTTCATAATGTTTAACTTCTTTGACCAATCCACTCTCATTAATTTGTGAAGTTGTGAATTGACCTGAGATATCAGTATTGATATATTCTCTTTCGACAACGTTTTTGATAACTGTTCCAGTATAAACAGGGCCGAAGAAATAAATTTTCATAGTAAATTCAAGTGTATATTCTATTACACGTCTTTCTTCAAAACTTCCTTCGTATGTATCTTCCAAACCTACAGAATTTAATGTGATTGGAACGTCCCTAACGTCTGACATATCGTCAATCATTTTCATTGTGACTGTATATTCAGGTTGGAAATATGGTAAAATTTGTTCTACAATCTGTAATGCATCAGACATATTCTTTGCAAGAACACTTAGTGTAAAGTTTAGATTGTATGGTGCTGGGTTATATTGATACCCACGATTTACTCCGTCTGTTTCTAAACTTGATTTAGAATGACGTATTAATTTGTTCTGTTGTCTAGTTGCATCATACTCAAACCCCGTTAATTCGAATGCCATTCTTGGAAGGTTGATTGAGGTGAC